TGAAGCAACCACTAAAATCTCCTACACTGGGGATGAAACAATAACTGTATCTATTGACTACGCTGATAGACAGCAAGGTTTCTTAGATGCACCTTGGTACTACGTTCCGATTAATATCGGATGGTACGTTTATAATAATTAGGAGAATACATTATGGCCTTCGCACAAGGTTCTCGTTCCAGCCTATCGTTCATTGTGGAAAGCACATTTGGCACGACTCCTGCTGGTAACTTCCAAAACTTACCCTTCAGCACACACTCTTTGAACTTAACTAAAGATCGTGTAGCTGGTACTGACATTCAACCTGATCGTATGCCCCGTGTTGACCGTCATGGTAACCGTCAAGCTGCTGGTGATATTGTTGCTGACTTACGTGATGCTGACTACGATGCATTCCTAGAATCAGCTATGTTGTCTACCTTTTCGACTGACGTACTTAAGGTTGGTACAACACCTAAGTTCTTCTCTATCGAAGACTATGCTGCTGACATCGACCAAGCTCGTTTGTTCACAGGTATGACAGTTTCTACTATGGGTATCTCTCTAGCCCCTAACCAGATGGTAACAGCTACCTACGGTATGGTTGGTAAGGACATGACCATTGGTGCTACTGAGAAGACACAGGATGCTGCATCAGGTGCCGCTCCATTTGATGCCTACTCAGGTACGTTGGAGATTGGTAATACTGGCGGTTCACCATCTACGGCAGCTATTGTAACTGGCATGGATTTCACTCTGACTAACTCATTCGCACCTACCTTCGTTATTGGTAGTGATAGTGCGCCACAGTTGGAAGTTGGTCGTGCAGAGATTGAAGGCACTCTATCAGCTTACTTTGAGGATGCAGCCTTAATTAACCGCTTCTTGAATGAGACTGAAACTGAGCTTGAGGTAACTGTGGGTGATGGTAGCAATACTATTAAGTTCGCATTCCCACGGGCTAAGATTAATAGTGCAGATGTAGGTGTAGATGGCCCAACTAGCCGTGTTATCTCTATGTCATTCGTAGCACTATATGACACAACAGATGCAAGTAACCTAGTTATTACTCGCTCTTCATAGGTTCCCTAGCTAGGGCGGGGAGGCATTGGTGTCGGGTCTGATGTCTCCCCTTTTACCCAACCCGACAACTTTTACCCGAAAGGAAACTCGACATGGACTTAAAGAATTTAACCCCGACCAGCGATACTGTAGATGTCACTATTGTACATCCTACTAGCTTTGATGTCTTGACTAATGATGATGATACACCAATGGTTATCACTGTATATGCACCCCACTCCAAAGAGTATAAGGCTGCTGTACATGAACAAACCAACAAGCGTCTGAAGCAAGCACAGAGTAAGAAGAAAGTAGAGATTACAGCAGAAGACCTAGAGGACGCTACTTTAGACTTACTTGCCAAAACTACTAAAGGCTGGAAGATTACTTATGGTGGCTCTAAACCTAAGTTCTCTGTCGCTAAAGCCAAAGAGATTTACGCTGAAGTATTCTGGATAAGAGATCAGATTGAGGAAGCAGTAGCTAACTCTCTGGATTTTACGAAAGCCTGATTGAAGAACTGGTTGACTACGCAGAGCATGAGTTCTCTATAAGTAGACCAGACAAGTCAGGCACATCAGAACGTGAACACTTAGAACAAGTAGAAAGGCAGACTGGACACAGACCAAAAGCATTAGATGGCCCCGACTTCCCATTGCTTATGTCTCATGTTTGGTCTGCCTTTATTGTTTTAAACGCAAGTAGAACTATGGGGTTCTCAGGCCCAAACCCGATAAGTTATCAAGAAATAAAAACATGGAAGGAGCTTACAGATACACCATTGTCTTCTTGGGAAATAGAAGCAATAAAACGTGTTGATGTAGTCTTTATGGGTACTATGAATGGCTGATGATATTAAACTTGTAGTTGGTGTTGACTACACAGAATTAACAGGTTTAGTTCGCACTACCAATCAAACTAAGACTGCTCTAGGTAGTATGGCAAAGAGTTTTGCTCAAACTGGTAACCAAAAGCAGTATATGCGTGGCATAAATCAGCTTGTAGCTGCTCAAAAGAACTTAGACAAATCTTCTAGGATGTCTAGGGCTGAAATAATGAAGCTGGGCAATCAAATGCGTCAGCAAGCTAAGTTTGCACAGGCTTTAGCTAGTGCTACAACAGGTGCAGCCACTGCTCAGATGGCAGCTACTAAATCCAGTAACAGGATGGGTGTTGTAACTCAACAAGCTGGCTATCAAGTAAGTGACTTTATAGTACAGGTGCAGTCTGGAACTAATGCATTTGTAGCTTTTGGTCAACAAGCATCTCAGTTGGTAGGCGTATTACCTCTTGTAGCAGGTAAGATTGGTCTTACTACAGGCGCTGCCATTGCCCTGTCCTCCGCTTTAGGGATAGCTATACCTGTTGTAACAGCTATTGGAGCTTATTTATCCCGTGCAGGTAAAGATGCTGAAGAGACTAAAACTGCAATAGACTCACTCACTCAAAGTTTAGAGCAGTTTGAACAGGCGCAGAAAGCCCTACAGATTGGAGTTTCAGTAGGTCAGCTTACGGTCACTGAAAGAATAAAAGAGCTTGATGAGGAGATTTTAAAGACCTCTGATCATATAGACAAACTAGCTTTAGCTATGACTGCAAGTCTATCTACTACGGGAACTGCTGGTTTTGGTTTTATGTTTAGAGGCCTAGCAGACGACATTCAAGAGGCTCAAGATAAAATCGTAGGTTTAGAAGAACTGAGAGCAAGGCTTTCCGATAGAATAAATGTAAAGTTTGAAAATCAGAAGAGATCTCTTCAAGAGCAATTATTGATTGCACAGTCTATTAACAAGAACGGTAAAGACTCAGAGCAAGTTGAGACTTTAAGAAATCGACTAGCAAGTCGGGATATTCTACTAAAAGCTAAGGCTTTGGGTATGACTAACGATCAGCTATTTGAGCTAATGCAGATTGTCAAGCAAACGCAAGCTGCTGAGAAAGCTACTCGTATTAATTTAGCTTTAGCTGAGCAAGAGGAAGCGTCAACTAAGAGAAGCGTAGACTTGCATGAAAAACTTGCAGACATCCGTAGTAAAGAGGCGAAGGACAGACAAAAGGCTGTTCAAAAGATATTAGACACTGTTAGTAAAGAGTACGATATTATCAGTGATAAACTAAGACTCGTTAATCAAGAATACCTTAGTGATAAAGATAGTGCTGCCTATCAAAGAGTAAAACTTCAAATTGAAAGAGATAATTACGAACAGACCCTAAAGTCTAAAGGTGTCTTAGGCGATAATCTAAGACTTATTATGAATCAGTTTGATGCTTATCATAGTATGCTAAAGACTTTAAAAGACATTAACGAAGAAGAGAAGAAAAGACTAGATGCTATTACTCTGCAACAGAGAATGGTAGGTATAGGTGTAGCTAGTGGTCGTGGTGGTGATCCTAGACAGCAAGGCACCCGTTATCAACAAGAATTTGGTTATAAAACTGTAGACGAACTTATAGCAGAACATAATGCTAGGAATAAAGGTATAAAAAAAGAAATAGACCTCACCAGAGAACTAACGGATGTACAGAAACAACAAGTAGCTATAGCTGATAGTGTCTCTGGTGCCTTTGGTGACTTCTTTATGGGTCTAGTAGATGGAACTACATCAGCTAAAGATGCCTTTAGATCTATGGCTGCTGACATCATACAACAGCTTTATAGAATACTGGTTGTTGAGCAATTAGTACAATCTATTGCTGGTGCCATTACAGGTGGCTTTGCTCCTGCTTCTGCTGCTGGTACTAAAGGTACTGTAGCTCCACCTAGAAGACCAACAGGGGTCTTTGGTCGTTATGAAGGTGGTGGATACACAGGCTCAGGCCCAAGATCAGGTGGGTTAGATGGTAAGGGTGGCTTTATGGCTATGCTACACCCTAGAGAGACTGTCATAGATCACACTAAAGGTCAGGGTGCTGGAGGTACAGTAGTAAACCAAGTATTCAATATCTCAGCCAATACATCAGACGATACTAAGAGACTTATTACTCAGACAATAGCACAAGCCTCACCAGCTATCATCAATCAGTCCGTAGGTGCAGTTATGAACCAAAGACGTAGAGGTGGTGCAATGAAATCAGCATTTGGATAAATCATGGCTATAAGTTACCCTCTTAATACACCTACAACTATTGGCATAGAGAGTATTGAACTACGTGCTGTAAATGCTGTAGCTGTCTCTCAGTCTCCCTTTACATATAAGCAACAGGTTATTTCCCATCAGGGGCAAATCTGGAGTGCCTCAGTCAGTATTCCCTCTGTACGTAGGGATCTAGCTGCTGACTGGAAAGCTATGCTGGTAGCCCTTAAGGGGCCTGTAGGAACATTTCTACTGGGAGATCCTGATTATGCTACGCCTAGAGGTACAGTAAGTGGTACACCTACTTTGTCAGGTACAGCAGGAGATAGCACAGTTTCAGTTACCATGACAGGTACTCTACTAGCTGGTGACTATATTCAGTTAGGTACAGGCTCTGCTGCCAGACTACACCAAGTATTAGTAGACCAAAGTGGTAGTGGTAACTTAGAGATCTGGCCTGACCTTAGAGGCACATACTCAGGTGAGACTGTAATTTACAGTAGCCCTAAAGGTGTATTTAGACTTGGTAATAGTACTACTTCTTGGTCGATAGATAATGCTAGTTTCTATGGCATATCTTTTGAAGCTATAGAGGCTCTACAGTAATGTCGAGAGTTCTACCTACAACAATAGTTGATGCATTAGATGATAATGTAGTTTACCCCTTCTTTGCTGTGGAGATGAACTTTGATGGTGATGATGTCTTACGTTTATGGACAGGTGTAGGTACTCTTACCTTTGAAGGAGTTTCTTGGACAGGTGCTGGAACTCTTTTAGGTATATCTTCTGTTGAGGAGACTACAGAGACCGCTGCTAAAGGGGCTGACATTACTATTACAGGCTTACCTTCTGAGGTATTAGCTTTAGCTCTTAGTACTCCCTATCAGGGTAGAACCTGTAAGATATACTTTGGTATGTTCGCTAAGGGTTCTCTACAGAAAGAAAGTGCTAACTTCATTCTCCTAGAGGATGGCTCACGTATTGAGCTAGAGGATAGGTCAACTGGTCTAACTGAGATATTTACTGGTTACATGGATCAGATGAATGTATCTGAAGATGCACAGACAGGAACTATCCTAGTTAAAGTTGAGAACAAGTTGATTGATTTAGAGAGAGCTAGAGTTGCTAGGTATACTGCTGAATATCAAAGGTCCAGAAATATAACTGGTGCAAGTACAGATGCTGGGTTTGACTTTGTAGCTAGTATGCAAGACCAGAAACTTGCTTGGGGTAGGAGTTCTGAAAGCTAATGGCTATCTTTGGTATAGATATTGACTTCTTAGATGAAAATGCTGGTCTTGGGGCGATTATAACTGCTGGTGTTATAATTGGCTTACATTATATGACAGGTGGGGCTAGTACAGCTTTTCTTGGTGGTCAAGGTGCAAATGTTTATGCTGTTGCCGCTACTTATGGTGGACTACAATACGGAACAGCCGTATTAACTAAAGCCTTAATCCCACAAGAAAAGTTAAAAGGTGGTGATCAAGGCTACCTAGTGACCCAAAGGGGTTCTACTTTACCTCATCAGATTATTTATGGTAAGACTAGGATAGCTGGTGGAATAGTCTTTCAAGGGGTTACAGACAACAACAAATACTTACACACTGTGTTAGCTTTTGCTGGACATGAAGTGGAAGAGTTTGAGACTATCTATTTCAACGATGAGATACTTACTCTAAGTGGTAATGACGTTACAGCACCAGCTAAGTATGTAGGTAAAGTTAAGATAGTTAAGAAGCTAGGTACAACTACACAGTCTGCTGTTACATCTTCTGACTTAGGCGGCGTTTCTCCCCCTTCACAATGGACAACAGATTGTAAGCTGTTAGCTACAGCTTATCTCTACGTTATGCTCGAATATGATGCTGATGCATTTCCTAATGGCGTTCCAGAAGTAACAGCTATAGTCAAGGGTAAGAAGGTATACGACCCTCGTACAAGTACTACAGCTTGGTCTGACAACCCAGCCTTATGTTTAAGAGACTATATTACATCTGGCAAAGAGGGTACGAATACTACAATCTACAACTACGGTATCGGTGAGGATATTGAGAGTGTAGATGATGATCTTGTAACTATAGCCGCCAATGTCTGTGACTATTTAAATTATCCTACCTTGTCAGGTGGAACTAGGTTCTCTCTTAACGGAGCCTTTACCGTCAACACCACTCCTTACGATGCCATCCAGAATTTGTCTACTTCTATGGGTGGATTACTGTGGTATGCTCAAGGTAAGTGGAGAATGAAGCCAGCTTACTACACAAGTCCAGTCTTAGATCTTAATGAGGATGACCTAAGATCAGGTATATCAGTTGGCACAAGACATTCACGTAGAGATAACTTCAATGTGGTTAAAGGAACATTTAGAGGACCAGAGAGTGACTATCAGCCATCTGATTTCCCTCAAGTACCTATCCTTAACTCAGCTACTTATGATGCACTATTAGCTGCTGATGGTGGTCAAGAGAGTGTTATTGATGTACAGTTACCTTTTACAGATAATACAACTGAAGCTAGACGTATTGCTCTTGTAACACTTGAGCGCAATAGACAGCAACTTACTGTACAAGCTGCATTCGGAATGAAAGCCTTTCAAGTACAAGTTGGAGACATCATACGTCTTACCAACACTAGATTAGGTTTTGATAATAAAGAGTTTGAGGTTGTTGCTTGGGGCTTTGGATTAGCGGGTGAATACGATATTCAAGTAAATATGACCCTAAGAGAAATCAGCGAGTCTGTCTTTGATGAAGTCTCCGACGGTGCAGTATACGAGAGTGACAATACAACCTTACCGTCTCCCTTTGATGTACCTCCCATAGGCTTAACTACTAGCCAAGATTATAGAATTATCAATGAACACTTAACCAATGTGCTTGTTATTGATGTTACTGCGGACTCTCCCGAACGAATAGACTACATTGAAGTTGAGTACAAGTTATCAACAGATAGCACCTACTCTACCTTAGCTACAGGAGACTTGGGTAGGTTTGAAATTATAGATATTAAAGTACCAGACATTAATCCCAACACTGGTCAAGCCACTTCAACGATAACTTATGATATAAGAGCCAGAGCTATTAACGCCTTTGGTATTAAAGGTGAGTTTGAACTCATTTCTCCAGACGTTGAACCAGACTTTTCAAAGCCAAACAACGTATCAAACTTAACCAAGGAGTTGTCTGGGGGAACCTTATTCCTTAATTGGACTGCTTCAGATTCTTTAGATCTGTCTTTCTATAGATTACGGTACAACCCATCAACTACCGCAAGTTATGATAGCACCGCTCAAATACTTATAAATAAAATTGCTAGGCCAGCTACCTCTATAACTTACCCAGCTATAAGTGGTACTTTCTTTTTGGAGACTTGGGATAAGTCAGGTAATAGGGCAGATAACCCAGTATCTGTAGTTGTACAACCCTCTGAGTTACCTTCTTTAGCCCAATCAGATAGTACAGCCGATACCTTTAGTGGTACTCTTAGTAACATACAGGGTATTCTTTATACTCAAGCTATTGTATTCTCTAGTAGTATGGTAGTAGGTAGAGCTTATAGAATTAGGTCACTAGGGACTACTGACTGGAATGCTGTAGCTGGTACTACAGGGGTTACTTATAGTGTAAATGATGATATATATGTAAAAGCTCAATCAGCAGGTACTGGTTATGGTTGGCAAAAAGGTATTAGATTACTTAACTACTCTTCATCAGAATCTACTGGAACGTACAGTGTAGAGGCTGATGGTTATAACAGTGTTGAATACTTAGATGTAGGATCTAGCAGAACAGTTAGAGTTTCATATGAAATAGAGTTCGATAGGTCAGACGCTAATGTTGTTGGTCCTAGCTTTGACGAGATATATTGGGATGATATACCCCAAGTATGGAGTACATGGCCTGATAATTGGGATACTTGGACAGATGAAGATGCAGCTTTCAATGACTTCTTTGTTCAAGTTCAAGTGGACGCAAGTAATACAACCACCTTCTCAGATAACTGGGTCACAGCAACAGGTGAGGTAACAGGAAGATACTTTAGGTTTAGGATAATATTGTCAAACGGTAATCCAGATATAACACCTCAAGTATTTAGATTTAAAGGGATAGTGGAATACTAATATGGCACAACACGACTACAACATAGCTAACCAAACAGCGTCTGATGCTAGAGCCGACATTAATAATGTCCTTGAGGCTATAGCTACTAATAACTCAGGTACAGGTGTACCTTCTACTACATTTCCTAATCAGTGGTTTTATGATACCGATAACCAGCTTCTTAAGATAAGAAATAACACTACAACAACTTATCTTAATGTGGGTTACATTGATCAAACTAACGGTTTTGAAGTCTTAGATGACACTCATGTAGTAAACACCTCTGGCACTCAAACTGGCCTACTAGGTGATCAAGCTACAGCCACATGGGAAACTGGTACAGGTACTACTGAAAGCCTTGTGTCACCAGCTAAGGTAAAAGCAGCTGCTGAGGCGGTTGTTCAAAACCAAGGTTTAGGGGTAGGTCAAACGTGGCAAGACATGACAAGTAGTAGAGCTTTTAATACAACATACCAAAACACTACAGGTAAGCCGATATTTATTGGGGTAAGTGCAACTGTTGCTAGTGGTGGTACTATGAATCTCACAGTATCTCCAAATTCAGATATGTCAGCTTCAGTAATTGTAGATAGAGCATCTGATATAAATGATCCTATTGGAGTTACTACAATTATACCGAACAACATTTACTATAAAGTTACTGTAGGTAGTGCAAGTGGTCTTATTTGGGCAGAGTTAAGGTAGGGGAAAACATATGGCAGATCAGAAAATCTCAGAATTAACAGCCCTTACTGGGGCTAACGTAGCTGACGATGATGCAATAGCTATTGTAGATACATCAGCAACTGAAACTAAGAAGATAGTCTTTAGTGAACTTAAGAATGCCTTAGATACAGCTACTGGCTTTGTCAGGATAACTGGCGATACCATGACGGGTGCTTTGGATGTACAATCGACTATCACCAGCGATGGGCTGACTGTGGATGGTGATGTGAACATGAGTGATAGCACTCCTGTCTTCACAATGACTGACACAGACGGCGGTTCAGCAAACATGGCTGTATATACAGGAAACCTTGTTATATCTGCTGATAGTGCAAATGAATATAGCAATAAAGTTTTGCAATTAGGTGTCGGAGATAAATCCTATTTTAATCTTGCTGATAATGGCGATATCTCCTTTAGAGAAGACACAGGCACCACGGCAAAGTTCTTCTGGGATGCGAGTGCTGAG